ATTGATAGGTTCACCGCAATTGGGAAACCTGTTGTGTTGGTCATTGTGACGTTAAATGTAGATGGCGTTGCACCTGCCGTGTAGACAGTGGTGTTGGTTGCCGCCGCAAGTGACGCTTGACCTAGTGTTCCTGAAGCCATGATTTATCCTTATCCGAATTGACCAAAGAAGTACAACTTACCTTGAGAGGTTCCAATGGTTGTTGGATTCACCCATGTAGGCGCTCCACTTGTTCCACCGCTCGTCAAAATGTATCCTGCTGTACCATAACTACCATTAAAAGCCACAGCATTGGTTGGGCTTAAAGTCATGGTGTCTGCTGAGTTGTTATTGGTAACCAAACGCAAATAATTTGCGCCCTGAGTACCAACAACCAAATCACTGCTTACAGAGTACAAATAAACAACATTTGGCTGTTGAAAACTACCCACCCCACTATATGTGGATGAGTTCATACCAAAGTCACCGTAATATGTACTTGCGGTTCCTATATTGTTTGAAACAATAAAGTCTACAGATGCAGAAGAACCACTATTGGTATTTTGTAAAACCTTTTGAACATAGTTGTTTACATTACCAACATATGAACCAAGAATATTAACATCGGAATATGACAATGTGCCATAGTTAAATGCACCTGTCGTTGCAGAAGTAGAGATTGAACTATTGGCTGTAATTGTTGAACCAGTTATTCCGCCAGTAGCAGTTATAGTAGTACCAGCAGAAATTGAGGTTCCAGCAGTAATTGATGCCGTTGCCGCTACTGTATTGCCACTCAAAGCAGAAGTAGCTGTGATGTTTGTGGTGCTAAATGTGTTTGTGCTTGAATTAAATGTCAGATTAGCACTGAAAGTGGTTGTGCTTACAGCGCTTTGGAATGGAATTTGATATTGAGCACCACCCGCAATATTAGCCGCAGTTGTTGCCGCAGGAGCAGATACCCATGCAAAGTTGGTTCCCGTCCATCCCAAAACCGTACCAGTGACGGTAGGAGCATTGACAAATGATGTTGCACCTGAACCAGATTGATAAACAACTTGATTGGCACTACCGCTTGCAATATTTGTAGCAGTGGTTGCAGTTGTAGCAGTTGATGCACTACCTGCGCTTGTGGCAAATCCTGCTGTAGCCGCTGTACCAACAGACAAGCTCGACTGACTTACATACTGAGGAGTAGAGCCATTAGAGATTAAAACAGTGTTTGCGGCACCCAAAGCCAAAGATGTAGGTGCAGTACCAGTTGAATAAACAATCGAACCAGCGGTGCCTATTGATGCGTATGCAGGGCCAGTTCCATTTGAATACAACAAAGAGTTTGTTGAACCAAGTGGCAAATAAGCTGTGACACCTGTGGCGCTTTGGTAGACGACGGTGCCAGTAGAACCACCAGGCAAATTACCCGTGGACACAGCCGCATTTGCAAGCACAGCCACCGATCCACCAGATGTTTTGTAGTAGAGCTTACCGTCCGCAGTGTTGATGGCCAGCTCGCCTTGTGCGAGGTTTGCCGCGACAGGTATGTTGCCTGAAGTAGCACTGGAGTAAAGCTGAATCGGTGTTCCAACTGATGGTTGTGCCATGTTTACCTCTATTCGTTCACTAAACCATTATACGGAATTCCTGCTCCGCTGAGGTTATTTAAATTGTCATCAGGGCGAGGAAAACGGATGTTAATACGCTCTGTTTTTCTCGCGGCCAAACGGTATGGATCTTTGTCGTCTTTGCAACCTTGCTCACACACCATCAGCCCAGGGAAATTAAAATCAGGACTCAACTCCGCATGGGGTCGCTTCATCTTGCAACGGTCGCATACTGCGATTGCAATGTCCGAATATCCTCTGGTATCAAGAAAAATAGCCATGATTACCTCGTATAAACGCTGATGTTCGGGCTTAGGTACTCTGGAGACTTGTCTCTTTCCTCTTGTTCGACGTCGTAGAGGAACTTATCAGCCATTTTCTCAAGATATTGGACCTTGCTTATGTCAACAGCAGGCAATTCCATGCTCATTCTGTGAGCCAACATGAAAATTACGGCCTCATACCACCTCTGAGGGATGGCCAACTGACCAGAAAGCGATCCAACGTCCTCAATATAGGCTGAATACCATACAGTCATCTGTACAAATGAGGTATTTGGCACTGGCCACAGAGTAACGGTCGGTTGATTGATCGTTCTTTGGAAGTAAAACTGAAAAGGCTGGTTTGCAGTGAAGTTTTTGTTGGGCAAATTGGTGTAATCGTCCCTATTTAGGCGTGACATCTCGATTTCTCGGCTGTTATTGCCCAAATACCACTCACGAAGAGCCAAAGTTGTGCCGTTGAAGGCTTGGATTCTGTAGAACTCGACGTTGAACCCTGGGTCCACGTTCTGCCAAATCCACTGGCCATCGGTCACAGTCACGTTTGTGGCCGTGTAAATGGTTTGCCAGTTAATGTTGTCGCTTGATGCCTGCAAATAATAGCTCCAAGTCGCCGTTCCAAAGTTGGCAACATAGGGCATGATTCCAATTGAACCGATGTATTGAGGGTTTGTGGACCCATAATCCACCTCAAAATAGCCATTGGGACTGATTTGCTGGGCGTATGTGTTGACATTGTTGTCATAGAGGTTGGCAACCGTACCGCCAGCACTCGTTGTATATGTTCCCGTAGGCTGTGCCATTTGGCGATACAAGACGTTTAAAGCGTCGTTGGCACCTATGGGTAGCTGGTACTCATATTGGTTCGCATTGAGGCCAATAACCACGCTGTTGATGGCAAAGTATTGAATCCCACGGTTCATCATGTGGGACAAAAGAAAGTACAAGTTCTCCCGCGCGGCCAATTGTTGCTCTGAAGAAAGCTCCTCAGCCAATTTGCCACAGCGACGCACCGCATGGTCAATAACGGTTTGAACGCTGACTACAGTCTGACTTGTCGTTCCTGAAAATGCCATGATCTACCCTTACCAACCAGAGCAGTGCCAGCGCTTCAATGATGCTTTTGCTCTTGGCGCATCACCTTTGGCGTGTTCAACTACCCCTGACATTCTTGCACAAAATGAATCTTTTCTCGCTCCGCCTTTGGGCTGGGGTGCCTTCAAGTGGCTTCCAGTTTCGCGGTTGTACTTCTCTCTGCCTTTGGCTGTGAGTCCTGCGCCCTTTTTTGTAGGTAACTTCTCACCGCGTCCAACAGCTAAAGATGGTCCACCTTTTTTAAAAGGTACAGTACTATTGCCTCTACTTGCTCCGACACCAGAACCAGAACTTGGAGCAGAACTATAGTTACTTTGTCCCATATTTCACCAACATGAGCCTATTGGCCCACCCTTTTTATGTTTTGCAGTCTTTGCAGATGCCTTGAATGCCTCGGCAGTAGGTGCTCCCTTAGCTCCGACACGACGCATCTTCTCGCCTGATCCATGGGCTATCCTCTCTTGTTTAGCATGGATGTTGGCATAAAGTCCGCCCTTGGCCATCTTCTTGCCTTCATCCGCTTTCACAAACTCTTTACCGACCTTTTGTGGAACGCCACCAAACCCACCTTTAGTGTGAGCGGCGGCCTCCATCAGCCTGTGTTGAGCATGAGATTTGCTAGGCATTATGTACCTACGCCTGTGACAGAATTGTTATTTGGAATCAAAACTCCTTCAACAATAACTCCAACAGGAACAGTCAAGGCAGAATTACTTGTTTCAAATTGCCATTGAATGTCAGACTTTGATGCAAAACCAAAAGGAAATTGTTTGATTGCAATGAAAGTTTCAACAAATGGTGTTGTCAAAACTGTTGATGTAATGGAAGGAGATACTGAATTGTTTGTGACTTGAGCACGATAATTCAAGTAGTAGCTCGATGTATAGACATTACCTGCTTGGATATTGATGTCCACAAAGTAAAACGTATATCCATTTGGCACCGAGTAAATTGACATTTGGCTTTTGCCTGCACCAGCCAAAATTTCAGCATAAGTTGTTGAGCTGTACTTGCAAGTAATGATACCGACGTTTGTGGTCTGTCCAGTGCCAACAGATGCCAAGTTGATACCATTGATTCTCAAGTAACTGTTAACCGAAGTGACAGCAGTTGTTCCATTCAAGAACAATGTTTCACTGATTGGGTTAAAGTTTGAGTCTAAACCGTTGATAACAATAGATGCTGATGTATTGTCAGAAGCTGATGTACTAACAACAGTCATTTGTTGTGCTGTTGACAAATAAGTGTAAGCAGTATTTGCCTCCCAAGCAGGGATATAGCTATTGGTCACTGATGACCCATAACCAAAAATTTGAATTGGTGTGTGACCAGAAATCTGATTGCGTGAAACCTGAAGATTAAAAGGTTCATAGGTTCCTGCGCGAGTGACTGAAGCAACGATTCCATTACTCATGATGTATTCCTTAAAGAGTGGGAGCCGAAGCCCCCACCTTATTTAACGCCTAACACTTCCACCGCGTTTTTTGGGCGGTGCAACCGTGACCGATTCTTTGGTCTTGGTAACGCTTCCTGCGGGTGTCGATGGACCCATCACAAAATCTTTAACATTGTTAAACATTGTGCGGAAGGGGTGCTCGTTTTCATACTTTGTAGTATTCAACTCTGCTTGCCTTCTAGCGTTTTCACGATCAATGATCGCGTCGCCAGTGGGACCACCAACTTCAAACTTTTTTACCCTACCACCTTTTTTGAAGGTGCCAGAGAGTTCATTGATGTGAACCGCTCTGGATGCAGGCTTATGCGCTTGGGGCATTACCACGGCAGACCCCTGTTTATTAACAGAGCCCCCCGTGGCGAAGTGCTTTTTTGCGGCATGACCTCCACGCTTGAAACCACCAGCATTGGACTCTTTCACTTCACCAGTTTTAGTGTTGGTTTTGCCCTTTGGTGTGCCGTCTACGTTATTGATGGCATATTTCATCTCATTGCCTTCAATAGCGCCGCCAGTAGCATACTTGTGGTGTGCCTTACCGCCGCGTTTGAATCCGCCTGCGTTAGACATACTCACACCTTTGGTGCCACTCACGTTGTCACGACGTGCTGAGTGCAAATCGGTATTCTCGAAATAGTGTTCATTGCCCTCAATGGTTCCACCCATTACGACTTTACCTGCGGTATTGCCCTCATTGGTATCAGCGGGAACTCTTGAACCCACTGTTCCACCAGTTGCATAGTGACCACCTTTAGCCATCTTAGCCAAGTGTTTGTGGTGCTCGTGCATTTTGTGATGATGAGCTGAACCACCTTCTTTGTGCTTTGCGGCATGGTGCTTGGCCATGTGCTTGTGGTGCTCGTGTGAGCCTTCAGGATGACCAGAGATGTGGTGAACCTTACCACCATGAGCATGGTGATGGATCTTACCGCCACGCTTGTAGCCGCCTGCATTACCTTCTTTGACCATACCTGTACCGTGAGCTGTGTCACGCTTGGCAGTGTCCATCTTGGTAGAAACGTAGGGCTTCTCGTCATTCTCAATGGTAGTTTTGGTCTCAAATGCGTCCAAACCTTTGGCCAAACCGTCACCAACTTTTCCGCCTTTAGCGAATTTGTGGTGTGCTTTGCCGCCATGCTTGAGGTGCAATTTGGTACCCTTACCACCTTTGTGCTCTTGGGCATCATGCTCTTTGAAAGCTTTCTTGATGAGAGCTTTGTCTTGAGCAATATCTCCGCCTTCAGCGTGGTGCTTGGCTTTACCGCCTTTTTTCATCAAAGGAGTAGCCATGGCCTTGCGACGCATAGCCAAAGAAGGCTTCATGGGAGCGGCACCAGCCAAAGCAGGAGCAACACCCATGGGACGTGCCATAGGAACGCCACTCATTCCGCCCATAGCATGGTGTTCCATAGTCTTGTGACCATGTTCTTCCTTCTTGTGCTTCATGTGGACGTGGCCGCCCTTTTTGAGCTTCAGAATAACTGAAGGCTCGTCTGTCATCATTTTGGGCATTTGGCTGAAGCCGCCTGCGCCTTTCATTGATTTAGCCATGGTTTATTTCTCCTTAGGCTTGAGTAACACCTAATGCACCCAAACGAGTGGCATTGGGACCTGCGGCGATTGCTGGCACTGCGATGGAGATAACCAAACGGTTTTGACCATTTACAGTGTATGTTCCAGTGTTGGGGGCGTATGTGCCACGAACGTCACCTGTGCTTGATGTAGCAGGGTTAGTCATGTCAGCGGCAACAAATGTTCCTGTGTCAGGAGCGATTTGGCCAGCCCAACCTGGATCGATGATGTAGCCACCGTCGATGATTCTGATTGGTGAACCAAAGATGTTAGTTGTACCAACAGCAATCGTTCCACCGCAGTTACCTGCAACAGCAACAGAAGAAATCTGATAGAAAGCTTTCTTACCGTTCACAGTTGTGGATTGTGTGGTTCCAGTTGAAATCACTTGAGTCATTGCTTGACCGTAGTAATCGTAACCAGAGATTGTCACGTTTGTAGCGGTAATCGTACCTGTACCAATTGTGATGCTCACTGCGCGTGGGCAATCCAGTTGAATAACGGTAGTACCGTCAGAACGAACAACAGAAGTTGTGTTTGTGCCTGCGGCCAATGTTGCATTACCTGCTGTGCTATAAGAAGCGGCAACAGAAATGTTATTGGTAGCAGAAGCTTCGGGAACAACATCCCAAATGTAAACGCGACCAAGAGGCCCAACTCCCAAAGGCATGGGGGAGGGATCGCCCAAAGATACGTTACCAGATGCGTACATTGTTTCGGCTGATCCAACAGTGGATGATTGGCTCAATGTGTATGTGCCAGTTCCACCAGTACCAGATACGAAAGCTGTAATGTAGCTATTAGCTGTAACACTTGAACCTTGAACATACATACCAATTGCCAATTGATCTCCAGATTGGAGAGCAGTGACAGTCAGAGTAGTTGAAGAAATTGTTCCAGTGAAAACAACCGCGTTTGCGTTTTTAGTCAACCCCATGTAGGTGGGGGCAGAACCTAAGAATAGGTCGTCTGAAAATTGAGGCATTTTGATCTTCTCCTTGAAAAGCTTGATCAGATTTAAAAAAGGGGAGAGGTTTTAGCCCCTCCCCGTTAGGCTTATACGCCTGCTGTGCCGAACATTGCGCGTGGATCGGTATACCCAGGGATATAACGCTCTGTCGCTTTGTAACGCATAGAGTCAGTCTCGAAGTCACCCTCCATGGTCTTCTCCAAACGACGACGCATCAAAAGCTTCATGCCTTCGGGCGCATCAGTTTGAACAAACCATGCTGTGGCTGATGTCAAACGAGAGATAACTGCGGCGCCTTCGTCCAACAAACCGATTGACTTAACAGGGTTCAAGTCATTGTTTGCTGTACCAGTACGCAACACAGATTTCAACAACACTTCAGCTTGGAAGATGTTGCCTGGGGCCACGACCAACTGGCGGGGCACCAAACGAATCTTCTTACCATTGTTGTCAACAGCTTGGCGAATTTGAATCAACATCTGTTCGAGAGATGTCTGAGACAAGTTAGCAGAAGTTGCCAATTGGTTGCTGAATGTACCGTTCACGATTGGGTGAGCAGTGTTGATCAACGATACGCCGTCACCACCAACATAAGAACTATTGAAAGCTCTGTTCAAAATGTTTGCACAGAGAGTTTCTTTAGTCTCAATCAGTGATTGAGCGAGGTGTCGAGCATACACTTGACCGATACGGATATGGTCGCCGTCTTCAACCAACACTTTAGTCAACGCAAAGGCTAGGCCGTATACGTTGTAGATATAGCGTTGGAGGAAGAGCACGCCACCCTGTTGATATGTAACGGGAGTACCGTCAGGCAACTGGGGAGCGGCGCCAAATCCATAAAGGACAGGCTCTTCGTGGTAGTTACGGGGAATACCATCTTGCTCGCGGAAAACACGAGACCATTCATCTTCACGGAGGTCATAGACTCCATCGAAACATTCGTTAAGAATAGGTTCAACAATGGATCTAAAGTCCGTACTTCGCATTGGTGCGGCCATGATTTAGCTCCTTATGCAAATGCTGTCACAGAACCGAAGAACTGAGACTGTGAGTTAACGACACGAACAACAACATAGGCATCACCCCATGCATTGTCCACATATGGAGCAATATCAACGACGCGCATTTGACCTTGTCCAGTGTTACCAACGGCTGTCGATACACCTAAAGTGCACTGTGACAAGCCTGTAGTGGTAGAACCAGCGGCCAAGTTAGCGGAAGTGAAGTTGTACTCGTTGCCAATTGAGGCTTGAGCGATTGTTGCATCAGTTTGGATTTCATAAACGATGTTGTTATCGTTGTAGAAATAAGCGACGCAAGAACCAGTGATGTAAGTTGTACTGGCGGGCCAGTAGTTGCTCACACGACGACGACCAGTTGAGTCAGTCCATTCCACACCTGCAAAAGCTCCAGTCCAAGCACCAGTAGTGGTGACTGCACCGATAGTTCCAGCGGATGAGTTATAAATGACGGGTTGGCCTTTGAGGATATTGCTTGAATATCCAGAAGCAATGCCACCAGCAAGAGCCTGTGCGCGGTCCAAACCAGAAGGGTGGAACGCAGGTCTCAAGCCAAATGGAGCACTAGTTGCTGACATAGTTTTCTCCTTAAATCGTTCTTAGCCTTGAAAGATTGGCATCGGAACATTTTTTCGACTTAATTGCCTTAAACCATCGCCTTCGATCTCTGCGAGTGATCGTCCGTTGCTGTCTTGTGCTTGACCTTGTAACTGCTCAACTTGGACGCGGATTTTGTCCGCTTCGTCGTTTGGTAGCTCATGATGCATTTGCGTCATGACGTCTTGGTAAACATCCATTGGAAGCTTAAACAAGAGCATTTCATTACAAGATACAAAACCAACGTGCTCTCCACTTTTGACTCGGTAGTTCTCGAAGCCTGGTACCTCTTCCTGTTTAACAGGGACGTAGCCAAGTCGCATACGCTTATCAATCGTGTCGTAGCTGTTAGTCGTTGACAACCAACAAACGTGCCACCCTGGGATATCTGGGGTCTTGGGTAAAGCACTCTGTGTCCACTCTTCGCTCCACATCCTACGACGTTCCTGCGCTGTCATGAACTTCTCTTCTGGGGCGGCTCTGTCGCTATCTTGGCTTGCATGACTTGCGCGGCCTGCGCCCGTTAGGGATTTTTTTAAACGTGATTCCATTTTCGAGACTCCTTAGTATTGTTTGTTTCTAGCTTCTTGAGCATATCGTTTGATCATTCGCGCCCTGCTGTCAGGGTTGTCCCACATTCCTGCGTCTTTCATTGCCCTCACCTGTTCTGGTGAGAGGACAAATACGTTACGCCCTCCTTGGGTTGCGATGCTCTCACGGCCTGAGCTACCTACTACACTTCTAGGTCTTCTCGTCTGTGAACTCACGTCCTTGTCACCATTGTATCTATGTGGTAGGTACTTTTGCAAGCGATTATCGAGTTCATCCCAATAATCTTCGCTTTTTGGATTCCAACCCTCTTTAACAAGGGCTTCATCGATCTTTTTAGCAATGTCGCTATCGATGTCGCCACCGTTGGGTTTGTACCAATTGTTTCTCTCCATCCAGTTGGCGGCGTGGCGCTGTAACTCTGGATCGGGGATGTTGTTCGTCTGCTGGGGCTTGGTATAGGATTCTTTATATCCCTTCAAGTCCTTGATAGCTGTGCGAGTCTCGTCCCACAGTTCTTGAGCCTTATTAAAGGCATCACCGTCAGACGCTTGCATGGCCTCGGACATCTTCATCTTGGCATATTGGAGACGCAATTCTTGGTCTTCAATTGCCTTGTCAATGCGGGCTAAATCAGCGCTGTGGGTCTTTTTCTCGACTACTGCAAGCCTAGACATCAACTCTTCGTTTTGACGTCTCAAAAGGTTCAATTGGGCCTCTTTCTCCGAGGAGGTGGCCTTGGCAATTTCCTTCTTGTACTTGCGCTTGGCGCGTCTTGCGGCACGAATGGCTTCGGTGTCATCAGGATGGTCTTCACCACCGTCGTCACCTACTGCATCGGCGGCTTTGACGTCTTCCCCATCATCGGGGGGCATCAAGTCATCAGGCAGTTCAATGGTTGCTGAACCGTCTGTCTCTTCGTTGATCTTGAGATCAAGGTCTTTTTCTTTGGTATCTGTGGTCATAGGTATGCTTTCATGGCTAAGGGGTCACCAGTGACTTTTGCAATCACCTCGTGATCATTAAGAATCATGAAGAGGGCTTTCTCTTCAAGCTCGTCATCGCCTTGGACTTGGACTTCCCAGCGATCTCCGCCCCACTTGGGGACGCGGATATAGTCACCAACAGCAGTCCATGAGCCTTCGGGCCACGGTGCCATGGTATCTCTATTACGGTACGCGAGAGGGCCGATTTCGATGACCTTGGCCACCATGTTTTGCCACTTCTCGGTTTCTTTTGTTTCCTCAACCAATATGATTCCTGAACCTTGTGTCTTCTTCTTCGTACGTCTCAGTTGAACTAAGATTCTTGCACCAAGAGGCTTCGCACCAGGATCTACAATTGGAAAGGCCCAATTCATCTCAGCTTCGTTAGAAGCTACTGTGCTATCGCTCATTCTCTT